CACAAGTCTCATAACTTGATTGAACTTGAAAATGGTCAGTATGCACTGTATCCTAACAATAGAATGCGTATCTATGACAACAGTTTGACACCTGTTGAACCTAAAATGCCTGATTTTAAGGTTTCGACTCAATATTATCAAGTTGAAAATGGTTTTGAACGTCTTGGAATGGGACGTGAAGATGAATATTTTTGGAAAACGTCAAAAGAACGTAAAATTGAGGAAGAAAAAGCAGAAGATATGTACAAATCACAGGAAGATCGTCCAATCGACCCCTAATCAAAAGAAAATGAACGACTTTTTAGACAATCTAGCTAACGATCAGCATCAAAGAATGCTCAGAGAGATCTCAAATGATGATCTGACACCTAAAAAACACGATTTTCAAGTTCAAAAAGAACTTCATGAGAAAATTCGCAATGATGATGACTATGATGACTGGGAATATGGCACAGAACCCATTCCTCTGACTGAATTTTGATTGGATTCCCTCATAAATAACTTATAATCGCTGTATTTTTGTGCCTCTAGAGCGGGTTTCTCGTAGTTTTAAAGACATTTCTCTTGGTTTTCGGGCACATCCCATCACCAGAGACTTGATTCCTCTCAAAAATGAGAATGCGATTGCTCGCTCTGTCAAAAACTTGGTGTTGACCAACCTTCAAGAGCGTCCATTTGATCCGGTTTTGGGTTCTAGGATCACAAAATCTCTGTTTGAGTTAATGGACGTTGGTTCGGCAACAGTTATTGCTGATGAAATTCGTAATACTATCGATAATTACGAGCCTAGAGTTCGTTTGTTGAATGTTGAAGTAACTCCTTATTATGATGCTAATGCATATGACGTAACTATTGCTTATGAAATCGTTGGAATTGACGTTGTTGCTCAGCAAATCAACTTTTTATTAGAATCGCTTAGATAAATGCCACTCACTCAATTCCAAAACTTAGATTTTGAACAAATCAAGACTCAGATAAAGGATTATTTGAGGGCGAATAGCAATTTCACTGATTTTGACTTTGAAGGGTCAAACATGTCGATCCTTATCGACACTTTAGCATATAATTCTTATATTACTGCTTACAATAGCAACATGGTTGCTAATGAAGTATTCATTGATAGTGCGACTTTAAGAGAAAACGTAGCCGCACTTGCAAGAAACGTTGGTTATATCCCTAGATCCAAAAAATCAGCAAAAGCAACCGTAAGTTTCTTCGTTGACACCTCTACATTCAACGTAACGCCTCTTACACTGACTTTAAAAGCAGGTATTGTTGCAGTTTCCGATGCTTTTGGTGGAGACAATTATAGTTTTGCAATTATGAATGATATCACCGTTCCGGTGGTTGATGATATTGCAGAATTTGATGGAATTGACATTTACGAAGGTTCATATCTCACTAATACATTCACATATAGAGAAACTGGAGGAACAGTTCCTACAGAACGGTTTATTTTGCCGAACGATGGCATTGATACGTCAACCATTAAAGTATCAGTATCACCAAACTCGTCTTCAACCAATTTGAAGACTGTTTATAAGTTAACTGACAACATTATTAACGTAACTAACACGTCTCTCATCTTTTTACTTCAAGAAGTTGCTGATGAGAAGTATGAAGTTATTTTTGGTGATGGAAAGTTTGGCAAAAAACTCGAAGACGGTAATTTTGTCACTGTAAACTACATCACGACAAATGGAAAGGATGCAAACGGCACAAACTCCTTTACATTCACTGGAACTATTCAAACAAATGCTGGTGTAACGATTACAGACGGTATTTCAGAACTTGCCGTCAACGCAAAGGCTGAAAATGGCGATGATATTGAATCTGTATCGTCAATTCGTAAATATGCACCTCTAACGTACTCTGCTCAGAACCGTGCGGTCACCGCAGAGGACTATAAAGCGATTGTAAGCAATATTTACTCAAATACAGAGTCAGTTTCTGTTTATGGTGGTGAAGACTTAGATCCACCTCAATTTGGAAGAGTCTTTATTAGCATCAAACCGAAGAGAGGCAATTATTTGTCTCAGATTCAAAAAATTGAACTCGTAAACAAATTAAAGAGATATACCGTAGCTGGAATTCTTCCAAACATCATTGATCTCAAATATCTGTTTGTAGAACTTGATGTTAGTGCTTATTACAACTCAAATTCAACAAATTCTGTAGATGGACTGAAGACTTCTATTACTTCAACACTTTCAACATATTCTAGATCAAACGAACTCAACACTTTTGGTGCTAGGTTCAAATATAGTAAGTCATTGCGTTTAGTTGACCAAGCCAGTGCATCAGTGACTTCTAACATTACCAGAGTGGCAATGAGAAGGGACATGAGACCTGCCATTAATGAATTGGCAACTTATGAACTTTGTTTTGGTAATGCCATCAACGTAAATTCCTTAAATGGATATAATATCAAGAGTTCTGGTTTCACTGTCAACGGAATTGCTGGAACAGTCTACATGTCTGATATTCCGGATGCAGACAGATCGAAAGGAAGACTGATTTTGTTCAAGTTGATTGCATCAAATCAAGTTGCAGTTGTTAGAAACAATATTGGTGAGATTGATTACAAAAAAGGTGAAATTAATATCTCTCCCATCACAATTACATCCACTTCCGTTTCTGGAGACCAAGAGGTTATCCAGGTAAGTTGTACTCCTAAGTCATATGACGTTATCGGATTACAGGATCTTTATTTGCAACTAGATATTAATAACAGTTTAGTTACGATGGTATCAGACACGATTTCATCGGGTGAAGATGTATCTGGATCCAGTTACATTGTGAGTTCTAGCTTCCCCAACGGACGATCAGATCGTTCTTCGCCATTGGTAAGGGGAACGCCTTCATATTCATCTGTAACTCAGACTGAATCTGAAAATGTAGTGGAAGTTGACACTTCATACGCAACAACGTATACAACCTCAACATCATTCTCATCAGCACAAGTTTCATCTAATTCAACCTCAGGCGGATATTCATACTAATGATCGAGACAAGAGCAAAAACTCACTCCGTAGTCACTTATCAGATTCCGGAGTTTATTAGAGATGAATCTCCTCTGTTCGGGGAATTTTTAGAGCAGTATTATAAATCTCAAGAATATCAAGGTGGTCCCATTGATATTGCCGAGAACATTGATCAATACTTAAAAAACGACTCTTTTAGAGAACAGTATCTCGTCAGCACCACTGAGCTTGATGGGAAGATTACAGCCTTTGATGAAACAATCTCTGTTGATTCTACAGTTGGATTTCCAGATCGATATGGATATCTGAAAATTGAAGATGAAATTATATCTTATACCAGTAAAAGCAATAGACAGTTTTTTGGTTGTGTTCGTGCTTTCAGTGCTATCACTTCATTGTTTTCTTCCGAAGAAGATGACAAACTTGTCTTTACTGAAACTTTAGCGGCTGATCATGCCGATGGAGAAACTGTTACTAATTTAAGTAACCTTTTCTTAGCAGAATTTTTCAAAAAGTACAAAAACCTTTATACTCCTGGATTAGAAGATAGAAGTTTTGTTTCTGGATTGAATGTTGCCCTTTTTGCAAAACAAGCAAAAGATCTCTACAAAACCAAAGGAACAGATGACTCTTTTGAGATTCTGTTTAGGGCTCTTTATGGAACACAGGCAAAAATCCTTAAACCCTTCGAGAACACTATCAAACCATCTGACGCTGATTATCGCGTCACTGAGGACCTTGTGGCTGTCGCTCTGGTGGGAGATCCATTGGACCTTAAGGGCAAGACTCTTTATCAAGATAGAATCGAAGGCGTTATTCCTGAGGCATATGGTTCTATTGAGAATGTAACCATTTTCACGAGAGATGGAAATGATTACTATAGAATTAGTATCGATGCTGGATACAACAAAGACTCAAACGTAAAGGGTTCGATTTATGGTAAGTTTAGTATTACACCGTCCACAAGAACGGTAACAGAAGAGGTTGCCAGCAATAATACAATTTACGTTGATTCAACTGTTGGTTTCCCAACTTCAGGAACACTTATCATCACTTCAGATGGAGCTGATTATGAAGTAACATATGATGGAATTACTTCAAACCAATTTTTAAAACTTTCTGGCAACACTGCTACCATTCTTAAAAATTCAGTCGTAAGACTGGATTCTAGTGTTTATGGTTATGATGATGACGATGATAAAGTCATGATCAGAATTACGGGTGTTGTTTCTAACTTCCTAATTCCTAATGGAACTAAGCAAATTGTAACTGGTGACAATATTGATGTTAGAAACCTTGGTATTTTTAAAAATAATGATAAAAGGTTCACAGAGTGGATTTATAACGTAACCAATAGATTCTCCGTTGATAAGGTAGAGGATATTGGAAACAATAATACGAGAATAACAACGCCAGAACTTCATCTTCTCAATGTTGGTGATAGTGTAACTCTCATCAATCAAACAACCAGCACAGAAGTAACTGGCACAGTTACTGGTGTTCCCGGAGAAAAAATTGCAATTATCAGAGGTCTTACTGGAATCTCTGTAACTGAAACATATAAGGCTCGTAGAGAACTTTTAAAAGCAGACATCAAGGCCTCTGTAAAACAACCAGAGTACAGATATTCAACTAATGTCACTAATACTTACAATTTGAATGTAGTTGGAATTGTAAGTGGCGTTCCTTATTCTGGACCTTATCATACACATAATGGTAAAAAGATGGTGGGTGCTAGACATATGTCTGCCCCTCACGATTTCATTGAAGGATCTGAAGAAAACTATACTTACATCTCATCTCCAAGTATTCCATATTATTATGACAATCCCCTCAATGCCGACTTAAGAGGTGTTGAACTTAAGTTTGCTGCTACTTTCGCAGGCGAATCTATTTCATCAACATCAGATCATAATTTCAAAACAGGTGATGAAGTTTACTATGTTCCAGGAACTGTAACTTATAATGATGGTAACGTATCCACTGCTGTAACCACCACACCCCTGTCTCCTCTTAGTGAGGGTGTTTATTATGCATCTGTAGTTAGTGATAAAGAATTTAAACTTGCCTATAGTAGATCAAATATTGCAGAAGGTAAATTTATCACACTTTCTGGAAACAGTGCTGGAATCACGACTCATATTTTTGCCAGTAGATTAAGAAACAAGGCCGTAGATTCTCAGAGACTTTTAAGAAGAATTAAAAATCCAGTATTTGATACAAAAAATACTAGTAACTATGTCACAAATTCTGGAGATAAACTTGGTATTTTTGTCAACGGAGTAGAACTTTCAAACTACAAATCGAAGGATAGTATCAAGTATGGCGAATTAAGTTCAATTGAAGTTCTTGATGGTGGCAACGGATATGATGTTATCAATCCCCCAGAACTTCTTATCTCTGATAAGGCAGGAATTGCTGCCACAGGGCATGTTAATGTTTCTGGTAGTGTGGTTAGAATTGATGTAAGTTATAATGGATTTGATTATATTGATACACCCCAAATCCAAATTTCTGGAGGTAATTCAAAAGTAGCAGCAAAAGCAGTTGCTAAAATGAGACAGGCAACTCATGCCCCTAGTCTTGATGTAGAGATTGGAATCAATACTTCTACAAATACAATTGGTTTCACAACATATCACTTATTCAAAGCCGGCGAAAGAGTCTTTTATCGCCAAAACAATGGAGTAGCTGTTGGAACTGGCGACACTGTTCTTGGTGATGGATCAATTTACTTTGCCAACCCAGTAGGTCTGACATCAATTAGACTTTATACGACATATCAAGATTCTATTTCTGGCATTAACACTGTTGGTTTAACTTCAACAGGATCTGGAATACAAAAATTTGAATCTGTTGTTAAAAAGAATGTAATCGATAGAATCTTTATTGAGGAACCTGGTGAGGGTTATGAGTTCAAAAAGAGAATAACAGAACCGACTGGTATTAATACATCAACACACACGATTAATATTAAGAATCATGGTTATTTGAATGGAGAGATCGTAACTTATTCAACCACCGGAACTGTTGTTGCGGGTCTAAGCGAGTCTCTTCAATATCAAGTTTTAAAAGTAGATGATGATTCATTCAGGTTAGCTAATGCTGGTGTTGGTGGTACTATTACTTCAAACTATGAAAATGGTGTATATACAAGTTTAACATCGATCGGTGTAGGAACTCATACTTTTAACTATCAACCAATTAGTGTTACTATTGTTGGTGAACTTGGAATTTCATCTTCTCTTGGAGATTATAACGCAACTCTTATTCCTGTAGTTAGAGGATCCATTACATCTGTTGATCTCTCTAACAACGGTAGTGGTTATGGAAACTCCACCATCGTAAATTACGATAGACAACCATCTATTGATTTCTTATCTGGTTCTGGTGCAGAACTCAGACCTATTATTCGTGATGGTAAAATTGAACAAGTTGTTGTAATTAGAGGTGGTAGTGGTTACAATTCTCCTCCGGACATTGTAAATTCTGGAGTTGGAACTTATGCATCTTTCACTCCCATAATTACAAATGGCGTAATTACCTCTGTTAATGTTGTAAGTGGTGGTGTTGGTTTCGCGACTGATAAGTCTTTCTTAGCTGTAGAAACTGCAATCAATTCTTCAGGTAAAGCAGCTTCTGTAGATGGAAAAGTAAAAACATGGGAAATCAATAACGTCGAAAGATATAGAAACCTCATCAAAATTGATGATGGTTTCATGGAGAACAGTGTTTCCGCAAAATATGGATCACAGTTTACTCATCTCTACGCTCCCAGAAAACTGAGAGAAATTCTCCCATCTCTTAAATTAAGCGGAGAGAAAGATTATGGTGAATATGATCTTGTTTATGATAACGCAGAAAAAATTTCATCAAATCACTCGCCAATCATTGGGTGGGCATATGATGGTAATCCCATCTATGGACCTTATGGATTTACTAGAAATGATGGTGGAACGATTCGTAGACTAATTCCAGGATATGAAATAAGAACGACAAGAGCAGAAGGTCCTGGTGTTGGAGATTGGCCTCTTGGTTCGTTTACAAATGACTATGTTTTCACTAACAAAGGTGATCTTGATGAGCACAACGGTAGATTCTGTAAGACACCTGATTATCCTGATGGGGTATATGCATATTTTGCAACCATTGAAGATAGCACTACACCAGATTCTGCTTTCGACAAATACTATAAACCAGTATTTCCTTATGTAATTGGTGATTCATTTAAGTCACAACCAGATGATTATAACTTTAAACCAACATCAACTACGGATGATGTTAATCTCAATGAAGGTGGATATTTAAGAAACACTTATCCTTACAAGTTAAACTTTAAGGATGGAACTTATGAGTATGTTCAGAGACCAGATAGGTCCATTGACAAGTTTGCATCCGTATCTTTTGCATCACCTGGAAAAATTGACTCTGTTGTAGTTGAGTCTGGTGGTTATGATTATAAAATTGGAGATAGAATTCAGTTTAGTAATGTTGGAACTAGTGGTATTAATGCAGCCGCAAAAGTTGATAGAATTAAAGGAAAAGACTTAATTCAAATTGAGTCATCCATTGAGAAAAAAGAAAATGTAACTTTTGAAGTTTTGACTGACGGCAGAACTGTCAGAGCTAGAACAGAAGAACCTCACAACTTTAAAGATGGTGATTTTGTCGGCGTTTCTGGAATGTCGTCTCAATCTATCTTGAACATTGATGGTGTTTATAATATTGGTGTTCATACATCAACTTTCCGCGCAGCAACTGCAATTGGAAATACAGCAAGCACCGGTATTGTTACTTTCATTTCAATAAATGGAGATGTTGCAACTCTGAGAGATAATGATGTTCTTGGTATATCAACAGAGCAACTTTTAGTTTTGAATGTAGATGAGTTTAACTCAAGAGTAAGAGTTATTAGAGAATATAACGGTACTGTAGGAACTTCTTATACTGCTTCAACTATTATTGAAGAAAAACCAAGAGCTCTTGATCTGAACGTTGGTTTGAATACTGATAAGGAAATTGTTCTGAACAGGACTGTTTACTTTGATCCTACTGGAAATATTGGTCTTGGAACAACCGCTGGAGTTGGAATTATCAGCACAATTTCAGTAACCACTCCTGGTCTTGGAACAACCGATCTTGCAATTCCTGTTAGATCAATCTATCTCCCTGATCACAAGTTTACTACTGGTCAATCACTCACATATTCTAACGGTTCTGGAACCTCTCTTCTGGTTTCAAATGACGGAACAGGAACAGGTATTGGAACTACTTTTAGACTCGCTAACGATTCGACTGTTTATTCAATCAATCTCAGCAAAAACTTAATCGGTCTATCAACTCTTCCAATTGGTGTTGGCGCTGGTGGAACGTTTGTTGGTGTTAGTACGCATCCATCATTCCTCTTCATCCATGAAGTTGGTGCTGGAGTTACTCATTCATTTACGACTCAGAACACTGAACTAACTGGTATTCTTGAAAAAGTAGTTGTCACAGCCACGGCAACGACTGCTCATGGACTTGGAGTAGGTGATACCGTATTCATTGATATTGAACCCGGAATTACCTCCTCTTATTCTCTGACTTATAATGAGTACAACAGAAGACTGACTGTCGGATTGTCCACGTTTGTACAAGCAGGAGTTAATTCAACTTCTAATACTATTAGTATTACTAATCATAAACTGACTACTGGAGACCCTGTAATCTATGAATCAACCAGTGTCGTCTCTGGACTCACAGACCAGTCAATTTATTATGTGATTAAGGATAACAAAGACACAATCAAGTTGGCATCTAGTTATTACAATGCCACTCTTCAGTATCCCGTCCATGTCTCGTTTGCTTCAACTGGTGGTGCAGTGACGCATTCGCTGAGACCAGTCAACCCAATTATCAATCTCACTAGAGGACAGAGACTTGAGTTTGATGTGGCTGACACCTCTTTGTCGGTTGTATCTGGTGGAACAACTTTCTCATCCTTCAGCGTAGAATTCTACACAGATAGGAACTATAGAGATAGATTCCTTACAACCCCTTCTAATAACTCTGCTACTGCATCTTTTGATGTTTCTGCAAATGGAGAAGTTGGTAAAGCAAATGGAAAAATCTTTGTTGAAACGAATGATCACACACCTGATGTTCTTTACTACAAACTCACTCCGATCAACCCCGACAAGATCACTACAGAGCAGTCTGAAGTAATCATCGATAAGACCGTTGATAATTATGGATCAATCGTCTTACATACGACTCAATATAATGGTCCATATAAAGTCTCTTCAATTGGTTCCACAACCTTTAGTTTCAATATTCCTTCTGAACCAGAATCTGCAAAATACACTTCTGTAAATTCTGATCTTGACTACACAACCACTTCTTCCGGGGCTCTTGGTGCGATTGGAAACATAAAAGTAACTAATGCAGGATTTGGATATAATTCTATTCCAGGTATCACTACAGTATCAAGAAAGTTTGTTGGTTCAGGATCCACCTCCTTTGGAAATGGTGCCATTCTTAGAGTTGAGAGTAATTCTATTGGTGATGTAAAATCAACTCAAATTGATGATCCTGGGTATGAGTTCCCATTTGATAGAACTCTCCGTCCCTCCGGTGCCCTTCCTACACTCTTTAAGGTTGATAGATATCGCACCATCGCGAACATCGGACTTAACTCTGGAGGCAAAAATTACATCACATCACCTGACTTTGTTGTAAGAGATAGAATCACTGGAACCATTCTTGATGAAATGGAACTCAAAGGTAGAGTTTCCGGAACAGTCGGTGTTAGCCAAGTAACCATTGTTAAGAACACTCAAAGACTTCAGGATCCTGATCCTCAGATCATTCCAATCAATAACTCAAATGGAGTTGGTATTCAAACAATTGGATTTACGACTTCAACAGCCACCGTTGAGATTACCCTTGACACCGATTATTCAACCGGACAGACATTCCCATTCGCCGTTGGTGATAGAGTTCTTGTAGAAGGTGTTGGAATTGCTTCCACTGGATATGGATATAATTCCAATCTCTATGATTATGATCTGTTCGTTGTTTCTGCAGTTGATCCTAAATTGGGTGGTGCTGATCCCACGGTCAGTTTTGTTCTTGATAATGATAACCCTGGAACTTATGATCCAGACAATTCTGCTGGAAGAATTATTCCAGAAAAAGATTTCCCAGGATTCAATCCAGTAACTGAGAAAGGAAACTTCAGAATTGGAGAAACTATCTTCCAGGATACTGATACTGGAAGAAAGGTTGGTAAGATAGTTGGATGGAATCCAAACAACAATACAGCTAGAGTTGAAACAGGAGATACATTTGAATCTGGCAAAAATATTGAAGGTGAATCATCATCTCAGGTTGGTAATGTTTTTGCTATTGAATCGTTTGATTCTTCCTTTGATGTTGAACCTTTATCTGAAAGTAGAAAAGGATTCCAAAGAATCACTGGATTCCTGAATGATTCTAGGCAGAGAGTTCATGATAGTGATTATTATCAAGCATTTGCATATTCAGTCAAGTCACCAAAACAGTATGAAGATTGGAAAGATGTAGTTTCTGAACTAACACATACCAGTGGATTCAAGAAATTCTCTGATATGCAGATTGAGTCTTTTGCTGGTCGCCCCGCTAATGCTGACGAGCAAGGAGAGGGTGTATATGGCAATGGTGGATCTGGATTCCCCAACCCCGGTGGCGGTGGTGGAGGAGGCGGTGGAGCCAGCGCAGGCGGTAGTCAAGAAGTAAGCATCAAGACAGACTTGATTTCTGTGTATGATACTGATTGTGTTCATGACTTTGATAACACAACAGAACTGACAGTTCAGGTTGCTGGTGCAAGCACTGACAGTAGAATCACAATTTCTAAGGATATTGTTTTTGAGAACAAAGTTCTTACTGACTACATCGAGGCAAGAACAAATAGAGCATTAGCGATTGATGATTTTGGAGACACTTTCAATAGTAAACCAAGAACTGATCCTTTTGAAACTGTTGATTTTTTCCAGAATGGAATCAATGGATTTAGGGCTCATAGATATTTCTATCACGTAAAAGATACTAGATTTACCGCTCAGACTCAGACAGGATTTATCAATATTGTTCATGATGGTTCTGAGGTTGCACTCAACCAATACAGCATGGACACTCAAGGATATCTTGGTTCCTTTGAGTTTAAGTTTGATGGTGGTTTTGGGGAACTTGATTTCTATCCGGTCAAGTTTGAGTTAAACAACTATGTCTTTGACTTTATCTCACTTGACATTAACAATCTCTCCGAATTGGATGGAGACATTGGTGTTGGATCAACAACTATCGGTGATCTTGCCGTTGTATCTGGTTTAACCACTTTAACAACAGCTGGAGCAGCAACAACTGTTCTTGGTATCACCAGCACCTCCATGGGTAGCAAGGTTACCGTTGAGTTGTCACACACTGCTAACGGAGTTTCTACTCACCAGCACTCTGAACTCAACATCATCACTGCTGGTGCAGCTGCAACAAATACGGGATATGTTGAGTTCTCAGTTCTTTCAACAGGTACTGGATTAGGATCGTTCGGTGTAACCGTTGCCAATAATCTTGCCAATCTTGTGTTCTACCCGAATGCAGGAATTGCACAGTCTTGTGACGTTAGTGTTGTTGAAACGACTCTGGGAGATTCGACCGGAATCGGATCAGTAACTTTTATTGATGGACTTAAATCTTCCTTCTACACTGCTATCTCTGCATCAGGAACTCCAGGTCAAAATAACGTTGCTGGATTTTCAACCACAGAATATGAAGCTGGTCATTTCTTAATCAGTGTAGAGGATCAAAATAATCCACACCTCAAGAATCTTACTGAATGTCTTGTCGTCAATTCGATTGATGGAACTGGTCTTCTGCCTGAAACTTATGGACTTGAGTATGGTTTAGTTTCAACTGAGTCTGACGCTGCAGGAACACAGGTTGCTCTTGGAACTGTTGGTTTTGGTTATTCTGGATCTCAGTTTAATGTCTACTACACACCAAATGCAAATACAGCCGTTAAGGTTCGTGTTCTGGGTCAGGCAGTAGAAAATACAAGAGCTGGTGTTTCAACTGTTGGTATTGGAACAACCACGAGTATGGGTCAGTTCCGTTCTGGAGAAGGAACTTACACTGGAACTCTTGCTGTTGTTAAGAGACAATTTGATCTTGAGCACAGAGGCAGACCTATCTTCCGTAAGATCTTTGATGCAGAAGATGGAACCACCATTGATCTGACTGCAAATACGATCAAGTTGCCAGATCACTTCTTGGTTACTGGTGAAGAGATTCATTATTCTTATGATGGAACTGGTATCACAACAACTGGTGGTGTCATTGGTACAACTTCCTATGTTGTAAAACTCACTGAAGACCTCATCAAGTTGGCTCCGACTGCTTCTGATGCTTTAGCTGAACCATCAAGAACTCATGACTTTGCAACGGTTGGAACAGGTAACTCTCATGTAATTACTTCACTTCAACCAAACACCAAGTGTATTATTGCCCTTGATAATAATATCCAGTCTCCCATTGTCTCTACTGGTATCACAGTTGGTCTTACGACAACAATCAACGCTTCTCAACCTGATTTGAGAATCAATGGAATTGATAAGTTCATTGGTGGAGACTTGATTCGTATCGATGAAGAGTATATGAGAATCAGGGCAACTGGATATGCAGTAACTGATGGATTGTTGGTTGATAGAGGTTGGTTGGGCAGCACGCTTGGTATTCACACTATCGGTGCCGTTGTCACTAAGTTTGAGGGTAATTATAATATTCTTGGAAACTCTCTAAACTTTATCGAACCACCTTATGGAAATGAAGGGTACACTGGTCTGACAACTCGTTCAACCTTCCAGGGAAGAGCATTTGTTAGAAGCACTGGAACAGGTCAAACCGAAGCTTACAGTGAGAATAAATTGTTTGATTCTCTGTCTAAGGACTTCACCGGAATCGCCAAGACATTTACATTGAAAGAGTCTGGTAATAATGTCACTGGATTCTCAACTAACGCTGGTGTCATTTTGATCAACGAAATTTTCCAGGGTCCTGAAACAGACTATGACTTCAGTGAGCACGCAAGCGGCATCTCTTCTGTAACATTTACGGGAACTGCTACATCACAGTTCTATGATGTAAATGTTGGATCTATTCCTAGAGGTGGTATCATTGCTCAAGTTGGTTCTACTGAAGGATTTGGTTATCAACCTCTAATCGGTGCTGGTGGAACAGCAGTTATCTCTGGTTTCGGCACTGTTCTCTCAGTTTCTATTGGCAATAGTGGTTCTGGATATCGCTCTGGTATTCAAACTGTAAGTGTTGGTGTTGGAACCTCTGGTGCTACTGGATTCCCCAACATTGTTCCGATTGGAACCGCAACAATTACAGGTGGTCACATTGTAAGTATTGCTGTTACCAATCCTGGAACTGGATATACTTTCACTAATCCTCCTTCAGTATTCATCGATGCTCCTGCTGGATATGACAACATTCCTTTAGTGGCTGCCGGTGGATCATCCACAAGCGGACAAAATGCAACCATTGACGTTATTGTTGGACAAGGTAGCAGTGTAATTCAGTTTACTCTTGCCAACTCTGGATACAACTATGATATCGGTGATAATTTGACAGTTCCTGTCGGTGGTGCAACTGGTATTCCTACAGATCCCACTGCAACCTTTGAAGAATTCAAGATCACTGTTGATCAGATTCATAATGATAAGTTTGCTGGTTGGACGTTTGGTGAACTTCAAGTTCTCGATGACTTTAGTGGATTCTTTAATGGAGTCAAGAAATCGTTCCAAATCAAAGAAAATGGTGTTCCTCTCTCACTGAGGTCAGCACCTGGTTCACCGATCAGAATTCAAGATAACCTCCTTATCTTCATCAATGATATTCTGCAAGAACCTGGCAATGCTTACAAGTTCAACGGCGGTAGTGTTCTTGACTTTACTGAGGCACCTAAGGAAGGTGATAGACTGAAGATTCTCTACTTCCGTGGATCTGCAGCTGACTCAATCTTTGTTGATGTTATTGAAACGGTCAAACCAGGAGATACTGTAAGACTGCGTGATGATGCTAGAAGAACTGAAACATTTGGTCTTGATCAAAACTTCAGATTAGTCACTGGTATTACTACTTCTGATACCATCAGAACAGTTCAATACTTTGGTCCTGGTATCACAACTGATACAAACCTTGAGAGACCAATGACATGGTGTAAGCAAAAAGATGACCTTATTGTGAACGGAAAATACATCTCCAAAGCAAGAACCATCAATGAGTCTTCAATTACACCAACCACCAGAATTATTCAAAGCGTTGGTATTGGATCTACAACTCTGTTTGTAGAAAGTATTCGTCCGTTCTTCAATGATGATGAGGAAGGATTTAGTGGAGATGATCTCAATTTAATTCTTGTCGATGAGGATACCCCTAAGATCGCTGCAGCTGCAACTGCGATTGTTTCAGACACTGGCACAATCTCTCTTGATCTGACTAGTGCTGGTCTTGGATACACTGCAGTCCCTCAGGTCTCGATTAGCACGTATTCTGGTGTTGTTGCCATTGCAACTGCATCTGCAACAATTAGTGCTGCTGGAACAGTAAGTGGACTTACCGTTAACACAGCAGGAACTGGTTACACAAATACCACTCCTCCCCTCGTTCTTATCGGTGAACCTACAGGCATTGCCGACACTCTCGGTAATCCGACCGTAACTGGAGACTTTGGAATTATCGCTGGTATTGCAGCAACCTCACTTGCTGGCGTTGCTCTAACTGGTCTTGTATTTGATCTTTACGTTGATGATCTGATGAGAGACACCGATAGAGTTGGAACTGCGGTTACAATTTCTGGTATTGGTGTTGGCGACTTCTTCTATGTTTATGACACAAACACCGGATCTGGTTCCACATCTTATCAGGATGCAGCAGGTATTAGCACAGTTGGTATTGGAACAACCTTTATAGATAATATCTACGAGGCTGTTGCAGTTGAAACCATTGAGAGATTTGTTCCCAATGTGGGAGTCGGATCAACTGCAGTGAGAAGAGTCACAGTCAGTGTTTCTTCAACTGATAGTGTATCGATCGGAACTAGTGAATTCTTTGGAAGATATAGTTTCGGAAAATTGACCAATGTTGTTAGAGATCCGTATCCACACGCCTTCAATATCGTTAACTCAAACGGTATTACAGGTCTGTCAACCGCTCCGGTAATTAGGAGAATCAAGAACGTCAAACGTTCGTACTAAATAAAGGAAAAAAGGCCAGAGATGTCTGCGATTATCACTGATCAATTGCGTATTTTGAACGCTGCAAACTTTGCGGCAGGGGTCAAGACGACCACGAATAGTTATTATAGTTTTATTAATCTTCCGAACGCAACGGATGTTCAGTCGGACTGGAATACCAATACTCCGGATCCGATTGATTCTTTCCTAGAGGAAGATAGGTATTGGGATACCATGATCGCATTGAAAAAAATCAATGCTGGTGATGTAAAGAGAGTGATTCGTAAGTTAACCTGGGTATCAGGAAACTCTTACGATTATTATAGACACGACTATAGTAGGAACAACACCGCAGCGCAGACCGGTTCGTCAAACCTCTATGGTTCAAACTTTTATGTAATGAATAGCGATTTCAGAGTTTATATCTGCATCGCAAATGGAACTGATCCTGATAATCTTCTTGGCAAACCATCTCTTGATGAACCTGTTCATACTGACTTAGAACCTAAAGCAGCTGGCACTAGTGGTGACGGATATCTCTGGAAGTATCTTTACACCATCAATCCTGGAGATCTTGTAAAGTTTGAATCAACAAACTTTATTCCCGTTCCTGATGACTGGGCAACCTCCACAAATGCGAATATCGCTTCAGTGAGGGGAAATGCTGCTCTCTCTGGTAATCAGTTGAAAAAGATTATCATTAACAACAGAGGAGCAGGTTACGGTAATGCTGCTACTTACACAGATGTTCCTATCAAAGGAAACGGAACTGGTGCAAAGTGTTCAGTAGATGTTAATTCCTCCGGACAGATTCAAACAATCAGTGTAACGTCTGGTGGAGACAACTACACATACGGAACCGTTGACTTAGAAGCAGCTGGCGTTACGAACACCTCTGGAAGCACTGACGCATCATTTACCGTTCTGATTCCTCCTCAGGGAGGACATGGTGCTGACGTTTATAGAGAACTTGGTGCCACTCGTGTTCTCATCTATTCTAGAATTGAGAATGATGAGTCTGATCCTGACTTTGTAACTGGTAACCAGTTTGCACGTGTTGGTCTTGTCAAAGATCCCACATCATATGGATCTGACTCTATTTTGACAAAGACTCAAGCGAGTGCTGTCTATGCAATCAGACTTACGGGATCTGGTGTCACAGCAGCTACTTTTACAAATGACTCTAGAATTCGCCAAACAGTTGGTGTCGGATCAACTGCGGTTGGTCAAGTCATTTCCTGGGATGCAAACACCAGAGTTCTGAAGTATTGGCAAGATAGTTCTGTTGCTGGATACACAACAGCTGGAACAGCAAAAACAAATCCTGATTTTGGATTTGAACTTTTTGATTTTACTGCCTCTCCTGGAACTGGTGGAACAACCGTTATTCAAGGTGGATCAGTCAATTTGAATATTGACTTAGATTATACCGGTATCACCACCGTAATAAATAGTAAGACGTATAATCTTGGTATGACATTTACTCAAGGTGTTGCTCCGCCAGAGGTCAATCCATACTCGGGAGAGATTGTATACGTTGACAATAGAGCTTCTATTACTAGATCCTCTAACCAAAAAGAAGATATCAAAATCATTGTAGAGTTCTAAGAAGATGCCCCAGGAAACGAATCTCAACGTTAGTCCTTACTTTGACGATTTTTCGCCTAGTAATGATTTTCATCGCGTTCTCTTCAAACCAGGGTATCCTATTCAGGCAAGAGAACTAACAACTCTACAATCGATTCTTCAGAATCAGATTGAAAAGTTTGGAGACCATATTTTTAGAGAGGGATCTAAAGTAATCCCCGGTCAACTTTCTTATCAAGACTCATACTATGCTGTACAGGTTGAAGCATCATATTTTGGTATTCCAGTATCTCTATATGCAGAAAAATTAGTTGGACAAAGAATTCAAGGTGAAGTAACTGGTGTTACTGCAAAAGTTGTAGATTATATCACCGAGGGAGAGTCTGATAATGGAAATCTGACTTTTTATGTTCAATATGAAAAGTCATCTAAAGATTTTACTGGCCAAGTCTTTAGAGATGGAGAGACTTTACTTACTCTTTCTTCTCTCACATATTCCACCACAGTTATTTCCGCAAATGAAGGTTTTGCTAATGCAATTCCGTCAAATGCAACTTCTACTGGTAGTGCAGTAAGAATTACAGAAGGTGTATATTTCCTTAGAGGTAATTTTGTAAGAGTTGCTGAGCAAACTCTCATCCTTGATCAATATACAAATACACCATCTTATAGAGTTGGTCTGTCTGTAGTAGAAAGAATCGTTCAAGCGGGGGAAGACGATTCTCTCTATGATAATGCCCAGGGATTTAATAATTTCACAGCACCTGGTGCAGATAGACTACAAATTAGTGCAGTTCTTTCAAAGAGAGAACTTGATGAACTGAATGATGAAAACTTTGTCGAAATTATGCGTCTGGTTAACGGCCAGAAGCAGTTCTTTCAAGACGATGCTCAGTATTCTGGTATTCGAGATGCCCTTGCAAAGAGGACCTTTGATGAGTCTGGAAATTACTATGTCAAACCTTTCAGAGTAAAAGCAAAAGAAACTCTGAATGATAGAAAAGGTAACAAGGGTGTTTATGTTCCTGGACAACTGACCCAGGATGGCAATACACCTTCTAGCGATTTGATGACCTATCAGATCAGTCCTGGTAAGGCATATGTTCGTGGTTATGATGTTGAAACTATTAGTAATACGAATCTTGATGTTCCTAAAGCAAGAACAACTGGAACTGCTTCATCAGTAGGAATTGACTATAATACAGGTGTTCAAATCATTACCAATAGAGTTTTTGGTGCTCCTAATGTAGGTCTTGGCACAACTTCTATTGTGTCTCTCAGGGATCAAAGAGTTGGTGTAAACAGTGCCACTGCTGCAGGAACTGAAATCGGAAAGGCACGTGTTTATAACTTTAGCCCAGAGTCGGTAAACCTCCAAGGAACTCAACAAGAGTCTAATGAGTGGGATCTGCGTCTATTTGATATTCAAACACATACCACTCTTGGATTAAGCACAGGTATCACTCTTACCGTTCCCACGAGAATTACTGGTCAATCAAGTGGTGCGGAAGCTTTCTTGGTAAGTGCTGCTACTAATGCGAACTCAATTACTGTTTATTGTAATGGTGGTTCATTTGTAAAAGATGAATCAATCAAAGTAAATGGAAACGTAACTGGTCACGTTGTTGAAACGATTAGAGACTTTGGTCTTAATGATGTATTCTCAGTACAATCAAATCCTGGCGTCGGACAAACTTTCAACGCTGACCTCAAGTTAACTAAGGGTGTTGTTCCTGTTGCTGATAGTTTTATTGGAGGTGCTCCTACCTTTAATATCACGGCAGCATCTGGTGCAGCTGCTACGATCACCAGTCCAGGTAATAACTTTGCTGGAATCATTACCACTGGTAACTATATTTCATATCCCGGTGGAAATAACGATCTCAACCTCAACAGAGTTACATCTGTTTCTGATAATGGAAATGAGGTTGTTGTTGCAGCAGCCACATCTGTATCAGGAGTATTCAACGGATCGCTCCCCGGATCTGCGGTAGAAACACAAGCATTGGCAATTCGTTCTATTGACAGTAAACTCATTGCTGGCAATACTTTGCTTACTAAATTGCCGAAAAATAACGTTGCCGATATTGATATTCTCAACTCTTCTCTTATTGTTAAGAAACAGTTTAGGAACGTAACTATTTCAAATAGTGAGATTGCTGCTTCTCAATTTGATATTGGATCTGATTTCTCATATATGCCTTTTACGGCTACGAGATATGTCATCTCATACGGTGATGGATCTCACGAACCTTTGACCTCTGATCAGGTTAAGATCAATGCTACCTCAAGCACTCTTGAGTTCAAGAATCTTTCAAGATCTGCTGACACTCAAGCGCGAGTTGACGTAACTCTCAAGAAGTCTAATCCTTCTTCAAAAGAAAAGCAATTTAAACTTTCTTCAGTTGTTATAAACAACTCCAGAAAAGAGGGTGCTGGAGCAGGAGTAACTAGTCTTGATAATGGACTCACCTTTGGTGAATTTTATGGTACTCGCGTCGAAGACGAAGAAATTTGTTTGAATGTTCCTGATGTTGTAAGGGTTCTTGGCGTTTATGAATCTAATGATACCAATAACCCAGATCTTCCGTCTGTGACCATGACTTCATTGTCTGGTCCAAATGCTACTACTGCAGATTTGGTTCTTGGAGAAGAATTTATTACATCAACTGGATCTGTTGGTTTAGTTGTTGAAGCTACAACCTCAACAAAGATTGGAATTTCATATGTCAATTCTGCTAAGGTTCAAATTGGAGATGTAATCACATTCCAAACTTCAGGAATTCAAGCAACAGTAACCGCATTTACGGTTGGTGATAGAAATATTCTTGAGAAATATATTGTTGATACTGGACAAAGACCTTCTTTCTATGACTATGGTAGGATTATTAGAAGAAAGGGAGAGGTAGAACCATCTAGAAGACTGAAAATTGTTTATCATCATTATGACGTTCCTACCTCTGATGAAGGTGATGTATTCACCGTTAAGAGTTATGATGCAGATCGTTTTGATAATGACATCTTCTATCTCGATAAACGGTTTACTGATAGGTTAACTGACTATATTGATGTTCGACCTAGAGTTTCTAGTTTTACTCTTACGGGTGCCACCAGATCTCCTTTTGAATTTGATGGCAGATCATTCACAACTGGCGGACAATCTGCGCCTCATATTCTTTCAGATGATGAAACTTTAACTCTGACTTTTGATTATTATCTACCTAGAATTGATAGGTTGTTCCTCACAACTAACGGATCTTTTCAGATTCAACTCGGAACTCCTGCGGAGGAACCTGTTCCACCACAAGCAATTAATGGTGCTCTTGATATTGGAACAATGTTTGTCCCCTCATACACTTATGAGGCAGATCAAGTAAAAACTCTTCTCAAGTCTTACAAGAGATATCGGATGTCCGATATTGGTAGAATTGATCAGAGAGTTAAAAACCTTGAATATTACACAGCTCTCTCACTTCTTGAGTCTGATACCAAAAATATGTCTATCAAGGACGCTGATGGACTTGATAGATTTAAGTGTGGTTTCCTTGTAGATAACTTTAAAAATAAAACTGCTCAAAGCCGCAGAGATCCAGATTTCAATGCATCCATTGATAGAAATCTTGGCGAGATGAGACCATCTCATTATACAACAGCGATCGATCTTCTTCTCGGAACTAATTCGATTATTGGAATTGGCCAAACTGCAGACTCTACTCAAGATTTTGCGTTTGCAACAGACCTGGTTGGAAATGGTTGTCGCAGAACTGGAGATCTCATCACTCTTGATTATGATGAGGTAAAGTTTGTCGAAAACGTATTTGCTTCAAGAACAGAAAATGTCCAGCCTTTCGCTGTCATTTTCTGGAGAGGTGAACTGGAACTCAATCCATCCTCTGATGTTTGGGTTGATACTAGAAGAATTGATGCTCAACAAGTAACTGTTGAAGGTGATTTTGAAGATACTGTTCGCGAACTCGGTGCTGATGAAAACACTGGTCTTGTTTCAACTGTTTGGAACGCATGGCAAACTGATTGGATTGGAGTCGATGTTGCTACAGTAATTACGAATGAAACCAGAACTCAAAGAACTGGTGATGTACCCAGAACAATTGATGTTGCTGGTAATCGTGGATGGGGAGCTCCTAGCCAATGGTTCTTCCGAGATGTAGAAGTTACTGCTCAGGAAATTCGTGTTGAAGTAACTAACGAAGAAACTACAACTAGAACTAATCAATCCAGAACTGGTCTTAATACAAGAGTTGTAGAAAGAATTGATTCCGAATCTCTCGGTGATCGTGTTGTTGACAGGGAAAATCTTCCCTTTATGAGATCTAGAAATATTGAATTTGTAATCACTAAGGTAAAACCAAGAACTCAGATTTACCCCTTCTTTGAGGGTGAGGATGTTTCTAAATTCTGTTTCCCCAAATTACTTGAAGTGACCATGGATAATGGTACTTTCCAAGTGGGAGAGACCGTTATCGCCACACCTACAATCTTAGATAATGGCACAAGACTTGCTTCCACTCCTTACGCTCAGTTTAGAGTGGCAGTTCAAGATCATAAGTATGGTCCTTACAATGCACCGACTGATGTATTCACTGCAAATCCATATGATGATGATCAAACAATTTCAAGTGTTTACACCTCAACGTCTACTATTTTAAACGTTGATACGTTCAGTTTGCAACTTCAACCTCAAGGTCAATTCTATGGATTCCTCAATGGAACCATGACTCTCAGAGGACAAACAAGTGGCGCTCAGGCAACTGTAACAAGAACAAGATTGATTAGTGATAATATTGGAACACTTCTTGGATCATTCTTTATTCCTGATGCAACGATTCAGGAAAATCCCCAGTTTACAGTTGGAACTAAGAGCCTGAGGTTTACATCTTCTCCAGTAAATTCTCTGGTCCCTGGAACTATTTCAACAGCTGTTGAAAGAAACTATGAGTCTTCTGGTGTTATTGAAACAATTCAAGAAACAATCATCAACACTAGAAATGCTGAGATTGTAACTGAAGATCTTACTGATAATCGTGTTCTAACTGATGTTCAGAGGAGGGTCACTAATAGAAGAGATGCTGGTGTAATTAGTGAAACGACCACAACTGTTCAACAGCGAGTTATCACACGCTGGTCTGACCCCTTAGCACAAACGTTTAGTGTTCCGGAACCGAATGGTATTTTCTTGACAAGTGTTGATCTCTTCTTCTCAACAAAAGATGCAGATAATCTTCCTTGTGGTGTTCAAGTTAGAACTGTAAGGACAGGATCTCCTACAACAACCATCATTCCTTTCAGTGTTAAAGATCTACCCGCGTCACAAATCAACGTCTCTACAGACGCTTCTGTACCCACTAGATTTACATTTGATTCCCCAATATTCCTTGAGGGTGGTGAAGAATATGCTCTGATTGTTATTTCACCTTCTCTCGAATATAACGTTTGGATCTCCAGACTTGGTGAGGAAGATATTTCAACTGCTGGATTAGCAGAGTCTCAGAAGGTTTTGATTACTCAGCAACCTTATCTTGGTTCTTTGTTTAAATCTCAGAACGCATCAACTTGGTCCCCCTCACAGTTTGAGGATCTTAAATTTACTCTCTATAAAGCTGAATTTGAGGCAGGAACAACTGGAACGGTAAACTTCTTCAACCCAGAATTGAACGTTGGCAACAACGAACTAGTTGAACTGTCTGCCAATCCTCTTGTTGCATATTCGAGAAAAGTAACTCTCGGACTATCATCTAGTGTTGCTGCTGATCCCCGCATCATTCCAGGTGTTTCTATCGCACAAACTGGATCCGGAATCTCTGGTGGAATAGGTAATCTGGTCGGGACAGGTGGATCTGTTGGAGTTACCACAGAATCTCTTCTGGTTATTAATCCTGGAACTGGATACACAGTTGCAACGACAACGGGTGTTCAACCTTATACAATCACTGGATCAGGATCTGGTCTTGAGGTATCAGTCACTGTGGCTGCTGGAACAAGCGTCTACAATGATCCAAATAATCTCGCACCCCTTCGTGGATTCATTAGTGTAACTAATGGTGGTGATGGATATAAGGTCGGTGATATTGTTGGTATTCCAACCGCCTCAATGAACGGTCTTGGTCAGAATGCAACAATGTCGATTGTTTCAATTGGATTTACCAATACTCTGTTCCTTGATAATGTTCAGGGAGACTTTGTGGCTGCTGGTTCTAGTATGACATATGTCACTAACACTGGTATTAGATCCGAAATCAATGGATCTGGATCAAATGTAGTCATCAAGAGTGGTGGAGTCACCGTAGATCCTATCTTTGACGGTAAAACTATCAAGGTTCGTCATCGTAATCACGCGATGCATGAATCCAACAACCTGGTCAAGATTGATGGTATCGTAAGTGATATTGCTCCTGCAACTCTTTCAAATGCATATGGAAGAGACAGCACTGCTGATATTACAATCAGCGCAGGAACTGCCTTTACTTCATTTGAAGGTGTCGGTGTTGGATCAACTAATCCTGGATATCTCAAGGTATCTGATGAAATCATCAAATACACTGGTGTTTCGGGCAATACCATTACCGGTGTGACAAGGGCACAAGACTCTACGGTTGCGTTCACTCATCCCACTAACTCCCTGGTTTATAAGTATGAGTTCAATAATGTTTCTCTAAGAAGAATCAACAAAACTCATAATCTTTCTGAAACAACTAACAAAGGTGTACATCCAATTACCATGGATGGTTATTACATCTCTGTTGACACTGGAGAAACCTCTTCCGATTCAGTCGCTATCGGAACCAATAGAGAAAATAGTGGTGGTGGATTCCCAAGTCTCTACTTCGATGACACAAAAACTGGAGGAGAGTCTAGAGTCACGGCTTCGCAAAACATTCAATACGAAGTCTTTACTCCGAATGTTCAAACCATCACTCCTAAGGGTACTTCAATCAACTCTAGAGTTAGAACTGTCAGTGCAAGAAGTGTAAGTGGTATCGAAACATCGTTCGTTGATCAGGGATATTCTCCCATCAGACTAAATGATTCAAACTACTTTACTTCACCTAGGATGGTTGCTTCTAAGGTGAATGAGGATAGCAAACTTACTTCACTTCCTGGCAGCAAGTCACTTAATATGCAGTGTGACATGGTTTCCAATGATGTCAATGTATCACCAGTAATTGACATCGATCGTGTTAGCGCAATTCTTACTACAAACAGAATTGATGATAATGTCACCAATTTTGCAACAGATGCTAGAGTTAAAATTGCTGGTGAAGATCCCAACTCAGCAACATACGTAACTAAGAATGTAGGTCTCAGAGTTCCTGCAACTGGTCTTAAAGTTATGTTCTCAGCAAACAGAGCTTCAACATCGGATATTAGAGTTGCATATGCTGTATTCAGATCTGATGTACCTGAAAACGAACTTCGTTATGAACTCTTCCCAGGATTCGATAATCTCGATGAGAATGGAATTGTTATTGATCCTAAGAGCAACTCTGGACATCCTGACAAGTTTGTTCCTCCCTCACAGAGAAGAGATGACTTTAAAGAATATGAGTTTACAATTGAAGATCTGAAAGAATTTAACGGATTTAAGATTAAGATTATGATGACTGCAACAAATCAGGCATATCCGCCTCTAGTTCGCGAGTTCAGAACTATTGCACTCTCATGAGCGATTTAATACCAGTAGAGGGCAGTCATGCCCTCTATCGTGACTCTCAATCAAACGCAATAGTTTCTACCGACATGTCCGAATACAAAAAATACATTGAGTCTAGAGATCGTCGTAGATCTCAAAAAAATGAAATGGACAAGGTTAAATCTGAACTAGATAGTATGAAGGATGATATTAGTGAAATCAAGGGCCTACTCAGGAGTTTAGTAAATGGCAACTAGAACATTTACATTTGATACTGATTCTGATTACCCACCAGTGTCTGATCTGGTGGTAAATGTTGGTGCCTCTTTTACTTGTACATATACTGTTACAACTCCTTCGGGAAGTGCTTATGACTTCACTGGGTTCACGACAAGTTCTGCTCAAATGGCAAAGCATGTTGGAACAGCAGCGACTCAAACCTTTACTGTAGGGTTTTCCAGTGCGCTTGATGGTAAAATTTTTATTGGACTAACAACCACTCAGACAGACGCACTGACTGATGGTAGATATAAGTATGATGTCAACGTTAGATCAGGAGTAGGAACTGTTTATCGCCTTGTGGAGGGAGATATCTTGGTTAGAGGAGGTATCTCCTCCACCCTCTGATAAATAGTTCAAAAAAATGATATGGCGCAGCCAAGTTCTAGAGCAGAATTAATCGATTACTGCAAGAGGCAGTTAGGTGCCCCTGTGCTTGAGATTAACGTTGCTGATGAGCAAATCAGCGACTTGGTTGATGATGCCGTTCAGATGTTTCAAGAGAGACATTATGATGGTGTCGTTCAGATGCCATTGAAATATAAAGTTACGCAGGCAGATATTGATAGAGGGAGAACAAGAGGAAATAACAAAGCTGTAGGAATCGTAACTACAACTGCGACTTCCACAATAGTCGGAACAGCAGTCACTTTTAGTTACGAAGAAAATAGCAACTATATTCAACTTCCAGATTCCGTAATCGGCGTCAATAAAATCTATAGATTTGATGGATCGAATACTATCACTAACAACATGTTTAGTGTCAAGTATCAGATGTTCTTGAATGATGTTTACTATTTTGATTCCATCGAACTTTTAAGTTATGCGATGGTCAAGACGAAACTTGAAGACATTGATTTTCTCATAAACACTGAGAAGCAAATTAGATTCAACATCCGTCAGAACAGGTTATACATGGATGTTGACTTTGCTTCATTAACAGAAAATGATTACTTGATCATCGACTGCTGGAGAATTCTCAATCCCAATGATTTTACACGAGTCTATAACGATAGATTCCTGAAGAGATATCTGACCGCACTGATCAAACGACAGTGGGGTCAGAACCTCATCAAATTCCAGGGAGTCAAACTTCCTGGCGGTATTGAACTCAATGGTCGTCAAATCTATGACGACGCCCAAGTTGAACTGGATAAAATCCAGACCGAAATGATGAGCAGCTACGAAATCCCGCCCCTTGACATGATCGGATAATGCCACTCAACCCATTCTTTACTCAAGGTACAAGAAACGAGCAAAGTCTCATCCAATCTCTCGTTAACGAGCAGATTAAGATGTATGGCGTTGAGTGCTATTACATCCCAAGGAAATACCTGAATACAAATACTGTCATTCGCGAGGTTGTTCAATCAAAGTTTGACGATGCTTTCCCTTTAGAAGCATATGTTCAAAACTTTGATGCATATCAAGGAAATGGACAAATTCTTTCAAAGTTTGGCGTTCAGATACAAGATGATATCAATCTTGTTATTTCAAAGGAAAGATTTGAAACTTATATTCAACCATTAATCAGAAACGAGACTGGAATCAAACTTGCGACAAGACCAAAAGAGGGTGACTTGATTTGGTTCCCCTTAGATGACAGATTGTATGAAATAAAGTTTGTTGAGCACGCTAAGCCTTACTATCAGTTACAAAGTCTTTACGTCTACGAATTACAGTGTGAGGTATTCAGGTATGAGGACGAAGTTGTTGATACTGGAGTTGGCGACATTGATGATGATCTGGACACCCTCGGATATATCCAGACACTTACACTCGCTGGAATCGGAACGACTGCTACTGCCGTCACCGGATTTAGAAACGGAGGTGTTCAATTCATTAACCTCCTTAATGACGGAAGCGGATACACAAGTACGCCCACCGTTGCTATTTCTTCCGCTCCATCTGGCGGCATTGACGCTACTGCTGTGGCTATCACCACAAGTAAGACAGGAATAACAACATCTAAATCTATCAAAGAGATTCTTATCACGAATCCAGGTGCAGGGTATCTTTCTCCACCAGAAGTTGTCTTCGTTGGTGGTGGAGGAGTTGGTGTTGCAGTCACGGTCGGTATTGCAACTACGGGTAGCATCGGCATCGTGACCGTCACCAGTGGTGGTGCAGGATATAACACTACACCATCTGTAACGTTCTCTGGTCCTACAGGAACTGGTGTTACTGCTACCGGATCTGTCGTTGCAACAGCAGGAACAGTTAGTGCAGTCAGAATTTCCAATGCTGGTGCTGGATACACTGGCGGAGATACGATCACTGTCACCATTGGTGCTCCTGGACTACTTGGTTCTGGAAACTATACTTACAACGAAATTGTTACTGGCGGAACATCTGGAACTCAGGCAAGAGTCAAGACATGGACAGCATCCAGTAAGACTCTCACTGTTGGAATTGCGACAGGAACATTCATCATCGGAGAATCGATTACGGGTCAAGACTCCGGAGCTGTCTACACACTCAAGACAGATACCACTGATGATCTTGTTACTCCCTTTGCAGACAATGATAACATTGAAACAGAGGCAGACAATATTCTCGATTTCACAGAGAGAAACCCATTTGGTGACGTTTAAAAACTTGTTAAATAGTAAGTAGTGTGGATTTGATCTGTGTTTGAATATTTCTATCATGAGATCCTGAGAAAAACCGTTATCGGTTTTGGAACTCTGTTCAATGATATTACAATCAAACACAGTGACAGTAGCAACAACACTGTCAGCGTGCTCAAGGTTCCACTTGCCTATGGACCGGTACAAAAATTCCTGGCAAGAATTGAGCAAGCTTCTGATCTAAGAAAATCACAAACGATCACTCTTCCGAGAATGTCGTTTGAGTTTACTGGACTAAGTTACGATCCTTCCAGAAAACTTAGTCAAACACAAACTTTTATCACAAGAAAAACCGACGATAAGACCGCAGCAAAGAAGGTCTATATGCCGGTTCCTTATAACATGACATTTGAACTTAGTATCATGACTAAGTTAAATGATGATGCATTGCAAGTTGTTGAACAGATTCTTCCATATTTTCAACCATCATATAATCTGACAATCAATCTTCTATCTTCAATTGGTGAGAAGAGAGATGTTCCAGTCGTCTTGGATAATGTCTCTTTTACAGACGACTATGAGGGAGATTTTTCAGAAAGAAGGGCATTAATTTATACACTCACTTTTACTGCTAAGACTTACCTCTTCGGACCTGTTCCCGATTCCTCAACTGGTATCATTAAGAAGGCCACAATTGATTACAGCACAAGAAAAGGTAAGGACTTCCGTCGTGAGATGCGGTACTCTGTCACTCCACGTGCAACAAAAGATTATAATGATGATGGAATCACATTCCTCAACGAGAATGTTGATGCAACAGAGACAACACTTACGGTCGGAGATGCTTCTGGTCTGAGTGCTGGTAATCGCATCTACATTGATAGGGAGACAATCAAGATCAAATCTATTTCTGGAAATGATCTCAAAGTTCTGCGTGGTGAGGATGGAACCACAGCTACAGAGCACGTCTCTGGAAGCACCATCGATCTTATCGATACTGCGGACGATGCTCTCATTGAAGTTGGGGACGACTTTGGATTCAATGAGACAACCTCATTCTTCCAAGACTTCAAACAGTATAGTCCCTCTCAAAATGAGGATGTATAATCATGGCAGACTTCTCAGATCTGGAAAAGACATTTGACTGTGCAACTGAAGTTGTTGCAGAAACAAAAAATGTTGGTATTCAAAAACCATCGCCTGACCGCGATAAAACAGAAGTTCGTAAAGATTACGAATACACTAGAGGCAATCTTTACAGCATTATTGAGAAGGGACAAGAAGCAATCAATGGCATTTTAGAACTTGCTCAAGAGAGTGAAATGCCTCGTGCTTATGAAGTTGCGGGACAACTTATCAAAAGTGTCTCGGACGCAACTGACAAGTTGATGGATCTTCAGAAGAAACTGAAGGACGTTGAGGAGGAATCTCAAAAGGGTCCCACTAATGTTACCAATGCTTTGTTTGTTGGTTCAACCGCTGAGTTGCAAAAACTTCTTAAGCAGAATGAGAAGAAATGAGCACAGATCTCCAAGAGTTCTTTTCCTTAATAGGTAAAGCAAAAAAAGAAAAGGAAGATGAGTTCAATGAACTTGTAGGAGATCTTAGCTTTGATTCTCTGTTCACTGAAGTTGCATCATTAAAGAAAGAAAATCAAGAAAAGAAAGAGAAAGAAAAACGTCAAGCAGCTGCGCTTGAGTCGTGGTTGTATGCCTCACCTCAAACGGAAGAAACTGTAGAAGAGACAGAAGATGATCAAGAAGAATATGAGATAAGCGAAGAAACCACCACTGATGAAGAAGAACTCGAAGAGAATATTAGTGAGGAGAATGAGTCCGATGATGACGATACGATTGATCATGCCTTACAAGTGCTTGAAGAACTTAAGTCTAAGGAAGAGGTTCAAGAGAATCTAGGTGATCCAGAGATACTTAAAATTCGTAGGGAACTTGAGTATTTAAAGAACTTAGTCAATGCACAAGGTGGAGGAGGAGAAACTCGTTTAAGATACCTTGATGACATCGTAGGTATTGCAACAAATCTGAGTGCCTATAATGGGATGTATCTGGGCATCGATACATCTAACAGTGCTCAACCATTTGTGTTCTCCTCTGTTAGTGGTGGCGGTGGTGCTACTGGCGCTGGTGGAACATGGGCTACATTTGATAGTAATACTGGAATCACAACGACAAAGAAAGTCAAGATTGATGATGATCTTGAGGTCACCGGTATTACAACTTCAACTGGTGGATTTGTTGGTAATGTAACTGGAACGGCCACTGGATTGTCCGGAACACCAGATATCACTGTTCAGAATATTACCGGTGTTGCTGCAACTTTTACAGGAAATGTTTCTGTTGCAGGAACTCTCACATACGAAGATGTAACGAACATTGATTCGGTTGGTATCGTAACTGCTAGAAGTGGAGTTCAAATTGGAAGTCCTGCGGTCATCGCAATAGAGACTGCTACTTCCACAAAAACATCAACTTCTCAAGCATCTGTAGATTCTTTTACAGCAGCAACTTACAGATCTGCTCAATTCCAAGTTCAAGTTACGAGAGGTAGTGCGTATCATATGACAACGATCAATGTTATTCATGATGGAACATCAGCATACATGACTGAATTTGGAACGGTAAAAACGGGAACATCTCTTGCAACTTTTGATGCTGATATAAACTCTGGAAGTGTCAGACTCCTTGCAACTCCATCTTCTGCAACGTCAACCGTCTTCAAAATCTCTAAAACACTTACTACTGTCTAAATAGCAGAGCCTTGTTCTGTTAACATGCCGGAAGAAGTAAAGAAAGAGGAAGTTAAAAAAGAGGAACCCAAAAAGAAAGGTCCCTTTGGGAAACTAAAAGAAAAAGCAGAAGACTCTGAAGAACAACTCGCCATTGTTTCTACTTTTGTTCGATTGGGAATTCTTGTTTGGTCTGGTGGCATCCTGACATTAAACTATGTCACGATTCCAAATTTTCCTCAGGGAAAAATCGATCCGACTTTTATAGCCAGTGTCTTCACAGGCGTTTTAGCCACCTTCGGGGTCCAGACGGCAAAGAACAAGAATGGCAATGGTGGCGGTGCCTCTGGTGGTGTAAGTAAGGCAGATATGGAGAAGTTGATTGCTGCAGCATCACAAACTGCTCCTGCTCAAACGATTAGGATTGAGCAAGCACCTCTCCAAATTGGAAACCCACCAGCACCTCAAGGACCCGCTAAATCAGACGACACTTACAAACTGTAACCATGCAAAAAGTAATTAATGTTTTAGCAGTTCTATCATTCGTAGGAACTGCCGGTATTATCGGTGGAGGAACAGTTGTTTATCTCCGTCGTGACGCTATCGCTGAACAAGTAAAGGAAAGAGTCGCTGCTGCGGCCGCTGAGGCAATTACAGGAGCACTCCCCGGTATGCTTGATAGTGCGATGCCCGAACTTCCCGGAGCAACTGGTGGTCCTATCCCTGAAGGAGCACCTGCATTACCTTTCTAAGGAGTTAATATGGCAACACCAACGACTAAAAAGACGCCATTGAAAACTGTCGCATTAGCATTGGGCACTGTCATTGGTTTTGCCCATATTGGGGTTCTAGGCCATCTTTTAAACAAACCACAATATCCTGTAATCAATTTTCCTTCCGGTGATTACTCTTCCTATAAAGTAGAGGCAACTAGAGATGGATATAAAATTGAATACAAAGCAAATGATCCTGCTGTATTAGAATCGCATAAATCTTTAATCTTGGATAAGGATAAGCGTGGATTGTTTGGACCAACTACAGAGCATCGCACAGAGTATCGTAGTGATCAATATACTATGGATGGCACCCGTAATATGGGAGGTGCCATCAACGGCGAGGGAAAGAACCTTGCAAAAAGCGAAGAGTGCATCAGGGCGGACGCTGGCGCACGGTCACAAGGTGCAATGGCAGGAACCGCAATTAGTGCTGGTTTAGTTGTTCCTGCCGTTAGTGGTATTCCTTATATTGGATGGTTGGCATCTGGGTGGGCACTGTTGCTTGGACAGAATGCTGGATCTGAATTAGGATCAGAGATTGGTAAGACATTCAATGATTGTGACTAATAAATAAAAGGAGACTCTATTTCATTAAATGGGAAAAGGTTGGTCTGACAAATACAAAAAGTCAATTGACTGCGATAACCCTAAGGGTTTTTCCCAGAGAGCTCATTGTCAAGGCAAAAAGAAAATGAACGAAGAAGGATTGCGCGATTGGTTTGGTAAGTCCAAATCAAAAGACGGAAAATCTGGTTGGGTCAACGTTGTAACTGGTGGCACATGTGCCAGTGATAAACCTGGCGAGGGAACTCCCAAGTGTGTTTCTTCTGCAAAGCGAGCAAGCATGACAAAAGCAGAGAGACTCTCAGCACAGAGAAGAAAGAAGAAAGCAGACCCTGGTCAACAACAAAAGACTGGTGCAGCAAAACCAACTTACGTTAAAACCGACAGTCCCAGAAAAATGAAAAAAGAAGAAGTGGAAGTAACAGAAGCAAAGGACAAACCCGGAAAGGGTAGTGGTAGTAAGGATGCCTGCTATCACAAAGTCAAGTCTCGCTATAGTGTGTGGCCTTCTGCATATGCATCAGGTGCTCTGGTCAAGTGCCGTAAGGTTGGTGCTGCCAACTGGGGTAATAGTACAAAGAAAGAGGGATTCACTCCCTCACAAATTGCCGCTCTCGAATCTGTAGGCGCTGTTGAACTCAATGAAAAGGGTCAAAAGTGCTGGAAGGGTTATGAGAAGAAAGGAACCAAAATGATGTTTGGTAAGCGGTATAACAACTGCGTTAAGAAGGAGGAAGTCGATGGACAGAATCTTGGAGACCAGGATAATTCACATGTCAGTGAGGCTACTACTGTTCCCCGTAAAAACGGTCAAACAATCTCGGTAGTTTTCACTTTCCGTGGAAAGTACATGGCAATGCGTGTATTCTTCCCCGAACT